GGAGTTATAAACCACTCAATAGGCATCTTCTGAATATCCCCTTTCCAGGGTTTCTGGTATTCGATTTGATTAAATTCGGGGATTTTCTTAAAAATGCTGGATTCTAGGCCCATTCTAGTCGTCGCCGTGGCCGTAGCCGTCGCCGGAGCCGGAGCCGTCGCCGTCGCCGTAGCCGGAGCCGTCGCCGTCGCCGTAGCCGTCGCCGGAGCCGGAGCCGTCGCCGTCGCCGTGGCCGTAGCCGTGGCCGCCGCCGGAGCCGTCGCCGTCGCCGTAGCCGTAGCCGGGGCCGTCGCCGTGGCCGTCGCCGGAGCCGTAGCCGTGGCCGTAGCCGTCGCCGTGGCCGGAGCCGTCGCCGTCGCCGTAGCCGGGGCCGTCGCCGTGGCCGTCGCCGGAGCCGTAGCCGTGGCCGTAGCCGTAGCCGTGGCCGTAGCCGTCGCCGTGGCCGGAGCCGTATTTGATTTCAGGATTAGTCATGCGCTGACCAGACTGGCACGTTGTTTAAGCTTTTTTCTGCCTCAATTGTGACATCCAAGATTTGTATTACGTCGGTCAAAATAGTTTCTCCAATAATAGGCGCTGGGAATTTGCAATTTCCTGGTCTGGAAACGCCCTTATTGGCCAACTCGCTCAGCGATGCTGCTCCCGACCAAAACCAAATATTTCTAGCATTGCGCATTTTTATTTCGCGGCCTTCTCTGGCCACAATTTCTCCGAAAAAAACTCCACTTCTATTACAGCGAACTATTTTCTGATTAGACATCTCCATACATTCCTCCTTTTTTAAAAAAGTTATCAACGCTGCTTGATTTTGTCTAGTTTGCGCATAATAGCGGCGTGGTCGATCAGGGCATTATAAATCCTTATGCCGCTTGTCGGGGGTCGCCGCTTCGCTATTTCTATATTGTCTTTGGCCACTTGAAGACTGGCCTCCAGTATTTTGATTTGCGCCTTGGTTTCCGGGGAATATTTAGGTTTGGGAGTGGTGAGGGACTTGGGCCTGATTCGTTTTTCTTTTCCTGATCGAGAAGGCCTTTTTGCCTTTGTCTTGCGCAAGGTTGCTTTCCCTGACTTGATTAATTGCTTATAGATTTTCTCGGCGTCCCCAGGAATGTGATGCTTGGCCACAACTTTGATTTTATTCTTTTTAGCGCCTTTAGATTGCTTGAGTGCTTCTTTAAGAAGATTTTTCCTGGGCGATTTCGTGGTCGATTTTGGATTGCAATTCCTTGAGTTCATCTAAAATTTCCTCCAAGAGGTTTTGGAATTCTGTTTGACTTAGCGCGACTCTGACTTTTTGCCTTACCATTTCTCTAATAGTAGAAATATCGGCCGTCATTATTTCAAGGCGCGTTAATTTGCAATCGAGAGATTCTTTGTGGACAAACTCGTTTTTGCCAGAGAGATTATTGATGTGCATTATTTGTTTTCTGTTTCTGAATCCCATAGAAATATCTTGACGCAAGTCGCCCTAACGTGTCAAATGAGCGCTTGCACTACACTATTGCCATGAGGGCGAAAAAACCATAGTCCCAATGCGCTCTATGGCCTCAGTTTTGGCCCGTAAACGCATCCCCCATGGGAAATAGAAGAGAGGGCAAACTATGAGACCAAAAAGGTTTATTAGGCCTCCAAAGGGGGCATAAAGGCGTGAACGATGGCCAGTTACATGGGCATAGTCGTTTCGGGCCTGATATGCAAACCAGCGCCAAAATCCTTTATGGATAAAATCTGAGAATCTGCTGTTTTTGCGCATAATCCTGACAATTTTCATGCCGATAAACAAATAACCATAGTAGACCCATGGGTGATTGTCTCTCATTTTTTTGCCAAACGCTTTTTCAAAATCGAGGGTTCTGTCGGAAATTCTTCCCTGTCTGTGGAGTTCTGTGCAAATGACTGTCCCAAGCATTCCGATGCCTGTATCCAATCTCGGAGCGGAGGCCGGAACACCTTGGCCAGCGGCCAATGAGCCATAGGCCCCCTCGGTGGCGGTTTGGCCTTGAATTATCCGCCCTAAGAGACTTTGGGCATCTCCTAAGTTTCTCCTCTCGGTAGCATCGAGATCACGGCCTAAATCACGGGTTCCCGCGCGATTGATGGCGTGAATTTGGGCAGCACTTGCTCCCCTGGCCCTGGCCATATCGGCCTGGCGATTGATATTTTCGCGCATTTCAGACTGGGCGGCGGACTTTTTATCCATTCTGGCCAAGCGGCGCTGAAAAATATCTCTAACGCCTGCACCGAGTTCTGGGGAGGTAACGCCATAGCGTTCTTCTCCAACTTGTTTGCCGGCCTGGATTCCTCTTCCGGCAGCGCCACCGATAATGGCGTGTGCCGGTGCTGATTTCCTTCTGTCCGAACGGCGCTGAAAAATATCTCCAACGCTTACACCAGTTTTTTTAGCTGTCCAGGGGGTCGCGGCCTGCTCGCCAGCGGCCTGCTTAACAAGTCCTTCGCTCATAACCTATAATAGCACGATGCTTAAAACGGCCTCTGGAGGGGTTTCTGCTCGCTCAAAAAAGATTCTAAGGCCAGTGGGCACTCCTGTTCTTTCCTCTTCGGTTAGCTTGAAATCGGCCCCAGAGTTGCTTTTTAATTGGATATAGCTATCAGTCCATTGGCCTTCGTCGGTGATAATTGCGGCCCCTACTTGTCGGAGGATGATTTTATAAAGAGGCACACGGCCTAAGCTGTGTGGAATGGTGATGGTTTCACCGGGGGGGATGGTGATATTTTCGATAATTTGTCCATTGAGGTTGTCTTCGAGGGTAATCCTTGACATGGCGATGTTGAGGGCATTTACCAAGTCGGCGTAATTTTCCTCGCTAAATTTTTCTGACTGACGGGGGAACTTCAATTCGACCGTCTCCCATCAGTGGCACCATGTTGAGAATCTTCAAATTCAATTCTCATGGCCTCCAAGTTGAGATCGTTCAAGTCTTCTCCTTCTAGCCGGCATCTCACGCCCCGGAAGTTTCTATTGGGAGTTCCTTGTTCTAAAAGGACGGCATCATCTTTAAAGTCGAAGGTTAATTTTTTTACCGCCCTGGTCATAATTGACCTGACTTGAGTAATCCAGTCTATTACGAAGGTGACGGACATTTTGAACTTCTGGCCCTCGGTATTGAGAAAGGCCACGCGATTTAAAACCTTCTTGAGAAAGGGACTTCCGGCGTAAAATTCGGAAGTTTCGTAATGCCATTTTATAGGGACTGCACGGGATTTAATCACGTCGTGAGTTTTGCGGTTAGGAATTAATATGCCATCCTCTCCATAGGCCGCGAGTCTGTCCTGATAAAAGACCATGCCCAAGGATGCGTCTCTGATGTTCCAAATAAACCACTGCCCATAGTAATAGTCATAAATCAACACGATGCCTTTTTTGAGGTCTTTTTTTAGAGGGAGCCAAGTGAAAAGTTTCTGGTCATCAAAACTGTGTAGCATTATGGCCTTGGACAAGTCGTAGATTGGGTTGCCATTTTTGTCCCTGGATGTGAAAAGGGGTTGAACGATGTCGGATAATTCTGTGGGTTTTAGGCCCCTGGTGGTGTGGTAAATTCCTAAGTGAGAGACAAAGGCGGTTCCGTCGGCAATGACGGCATGGCCATGAGGAGCGATAAGTCCTTGGCCATCGGAGAGAGTTGGGGACACTCTAAAATTTCCGTTGTAGAGGTCGCCGTTCATGTAAAAAACTTCTCTTTCTTTCATAATCAAAATGCCTTGGCGATCGAAAGAGATTCCTCTTATTTCTCCTTGGTGTTCTCGGCCTATGATGGCAACGTCGAGAGGATGGAAGGTTTCGACGGTTGAGCCTCTAGTTGTGTCGCTCCAGTGGAATTCTGATGCTGCCCTAGAATTGTCCCTGATTTCGTTTTTGGTATTGGCCAAAAGCATTTGGTCTTCGGTAAAAGAAATGTATTTTGCCGGGGGTGGGATCCCCTTAACTTTTCCGTCGTCATAGACATTTTCTGCTGGGATGGGGGCATTTCCCAAGATGTTTAGACTATTCGCCCTTCCCCCTTCGCTGTTTGGCAATGGATTTATTGGAGAGTAACCAGAACTGTGTGAAGGCCTATAATCATATTTAAAGAATGAATGAACTTCCCAGCCAAAATCTCTATTCTTTGAAGTGAAAAGAATCACGCCATTTCGAGGGACAATCATCAAAATATCTCTCTCTTGGCCTTGGGGGAGTAAAAAATAATTTTGAGGGAGGTCTTCTACACCAGGACGTGGTTCAGTGGCGGCGAGGCCAACTTCAATATAAGTTGAGGGAGCTGTATTTATAGAAGTTATACGAAACTCCGATTTGAATTGGTTTTCATTTCCTGATTTAAATGTTGTTTCTCTTAATTTTTTTTGGAAATAATCCGAATAATTCAATATGGCCCCGACCGGGATTGTGTAATCTTGATTATTGCTGTAGAATTCTTCATCCGGTATGGGGGCAAGAAGCGCCCTATCTTCTGGAGGCAGCCCCCAGCGTCCCCAAGAAACCAAGGTCGTTGCCAAGGACAAAATGTCGCCAACTTTGTAATCGAAGGCCCTTGTTTTATCAAACCTGATTTTATTGCCTTGAGAAGCGAGGTCTTGAACTCTCTGATCAGACACAAGAGTCCCTTGTCTTACAAATGTTCCATAATTATTAAAGCTATTTTTTTCGGCCATTCTTCTTTGTTCGGCACTTCCCCCGCCACTCCCCTCGGTGAGAGATGCGCCACGCCCAACTAAATGATAATCTCCAAAAACAAAATTGTTCTGATGGTCTAAGTGCCAAGGGATGACTCGCATCCAAAAGTTAGGGGCCGCATCGGTCGAAGGAAATGCCAGGAAACTTGAAAGCTGCGGCAATCCGGCCCTATACCAATATTGGCCATCATACTTAAATAACAAGAATTGCCTGGTTAAATTGTTGAAAGCGGTGAAGTAGACAACTCCGTTTTTTTCTCCGAAAGAAGGAGTTCCAGAAAGTCCAATATGGCCAACAC